GTTCCTGAAGTTCCTGATGATCCGCTAGTTCCTGAAGTTCCTGATGATCCGCTAGTTCCTGAAGTTCCTGATGATCCGCTAGTTCCTGAAGCTCCACTAGTTCCTGACGATCCGCTAGTTCCTGAAGCTCCGTCTAATCCACTAGTTCCAGAAGTTCCGTCTAATCCACTAGTTCCTGATGTTCCACTAGTTCCACTACCTCCTGAACCTGATCCTTGAGCAGGATATAAATACGATGCAGTATTATTAGATATTTTTATGTATACTGGTATTGGATTGACTATAGGCTTTATGTTTGTAACATAAGAAGGAGATTGTGTATCGTCAAAATATAAAACCTCCCCAATATTTCCAGGTAGAGTGAAATCAGTAGATATTATTCGACCAAATGGTCTAACATTTATGTTTCCAACTTCTGGATCGTCAACTGAAGTTATTACACCAAAAGCTTTTTCTACTTCGGATGAAATTGATGTGTCTACTATATTAAAAACACCGGAGTTATCTAAATATACTACCTGTCCTATATTATATGAAGAATATAAAGGATTTGGTGAATATATGTTCGCGTAACTAGCTTTTACTATATTTCTGTACTGAAATCTTGCTAGTGCATCATCTATCCAATAGCTACTTTCATCTAAATTTGAAGATAGAGATATTGCTAGAAGTGATGTTACTGGAGCTCCATCTTCTGATATAGGAATTGTTATACCGTTTATGCCTTCTGTTGGATAGTTATTTCCTGATACGGTATAGTCACTTAATAGATTATAGAGGTCGACATCTTTTATTGTTACTGCTGCTTCTAGATTATTGTTTACTACGATTGAAGTAATTAAAAAAGCGTTACCGTTTGGCTGTAATAGCCACATTCCCTCTTCTAAGTCATTAGCATCAAATATAAAATTTGGCTCCTGAGAAGTAGGTGTTGCTATTATGTCTAATATACAATTAAAAGAATATGGATAATTATCCCATATGCTAGAGGGATTATTATAATAACTATCAACAACAACCGTCCCAGGCCTCACGCTGGCAATCATTGTTATTGGTAGTAATGGAATTTGAGCCATCTATTTTTATAATTTTTTAAATAAATATGTTATTAGTTGGGAAATTCCAAGTTATATAAGCATATGTTCCATTACCTCCTAAGCTGGTTAAATTTAATCCATAGATAGTGAAAGATGAATTGTCCTGCTTAACATAGTTACCAGCACCAGCACCAGTTATAGTTCTAGAAACATATTTAGCTGTTGACTGTGCGTGTGTTTGTAAATCCAAAGCGGGAACACCCAGTGGATGAGTTACTGTTATTTGATTTGAACTGTCTCTTGTAAATAACCAACCACCTACTCCAGATGTTATAGTGTTTCCTGAAGCGTCATTAGCTGCGGGGAATGGTGTAATTGTATCGATATTACCAGATCCATCAAACTTAACTTTTAGTACATACTTAGCAATAGGTCCTGCTGGTCCAGTAGCACCAGTAGATCCTGTTGGTCCAGTAGCACCGCCTCCAGTAGCACCAGTAGGTCCTGTATTACCTATTGGCCCCAAAGGTCCTGTTGGTCCTGTTGGTCCAGTAGCGCCAGCTCCAGTAGCACCAGTAGGTCCTGGTAAATATGTAGGTGTAACCCATTGGTATAATCCTGGAGATCCTCCATCATTTATGTATGTATATAATACACCAGTATCACTGTTGTACCACATAGCTCCTTCTGTTATAGAAGGTGTTCCTGTACCAGTAGGCGAGAAATTTTGGAAGTAAAATTCTACCGGGGGTCCAGTAGGTCCTGTTGGACCAGTAGCACCGGTAGCTCCATCAGCACCTGTAGCACCTGTAGCACCTTGGTAAGTTATCTGATGAGCGGTTAAAATAACAGAAGGAACTGCTGGTCTAGTTGGACCTGTGTTTGCTCCTGTAGCTTCTATTCTCATTGCAGTATCTGCTGAGCTCCAAGCCACCTCTATATAATCACCAGCATTTAATTTTAGCATGTAATTCCATGCTGCTATTAACCTCCCGTCATTATCATATATTGTACTGACCGAATTGCTCTGTGTTATATTATTTCCATTTTTTTTAAACCAAAGATCAAATGAATCTATACCATTATCTGTTTTATGGAATTGTGCTGAGAATTGGATATTATAAACGCCATCAGCAGAGAATGTTACTTCCGAGTTATTTTGTATAGATATCCCGTAACTATCAGGATCCGTGGTATTAAACCTCATCAAATTTTCTGCGGTAGCTCCTGCATTAGTTTGAATGGTTGTGTCCCAGAAAGATCCCCAATGAGCTATAGTTCCCCCAGCTCCTGTTGCTCCGGTTGACCCAGCAGTTCCCTCTAAGGAAAATATGGTAAATCCTGTATCACTGTTAGTAATATCTACCGTTCCTAGACCTCCTGCTTGATAAGAAACCTTAACCCATATCCTATCTCCAGCAACAGCATCTATTATACCTGTAACAGTTATAAGATCGTAAGGAACCATGGATCCTGTGGTATCTTCCAAAGAAGTGAATCCTCTAAAATTTAAGATCTCTACTGGACTAGTTGTACTTTTCCATAGGGAAGTTGAAAGGAAGCTATTTCCACTAGATGCAGTATGCTCTAGACCTACCTTATAGCTTACGAAATATTTACCAGTTTCTAATACCTCTATGTATGTACCAGTAGCACCAGAATTTGTAAAATCTCCTGTTGCGAATATTCCAGTGTCTATTAAATTGTCGGTATCGAATCTTACTGGAGCTATTCCACCAGAGCTTAAATTTTGTGTTGTACTAAATTTAGTTAAGTCTGCATATCCTAGTGGAGTAGGAGCTCCCATAGGTCCAGTAGCTCCGGTTTCTCCTGTAGGTCCGATTGGACCTATAGATCCTATAGCTCCAGTTGCTCCAGTTGCTCCCGTAGATCCTGTAGATCCTGTTTCTCCGGTAGCTCCAGTTGGACCTTTTATGTTATATTGGATGTTCCATATACCTCCAGATTTTTCATAAACATCCCCTGTATCGCCATCTAAATATAAATCTCCGTTATTACCTAATAAACTGCTAGGAACACCTGATCCAACATGCCAATTTGCTCCTGTTGCTCCTGTAGGTCCAGTAGCTCCTGTAGATCCTGTTGGTCCAGTAGCTCCTGTAGCTCCATTACTACCAGCTGTTCCAGCAGCTCCTGTAGCTCCTGTAGGTCCAGTAGCTCCTGTTACCCCCTGAGCTCCTGGCGATCCTTTAGCTCCGTTTGGTCCAGTAGGTCCAGTAGGTCCAGTAACACCAGTAGGCCCAATAACATTAGAATCTGCTCCGGTTGCTCCGGTTGCTCCGATAGAACCTGTAGGTCCCGTTGCTCCCGTTGCTCCGGTAGCTCCTGTAGATCCAGTTGCTCCTGTAGATCCTGTTTCTCCTGTAGGTCCTCCACCTGGTCCACCTGGTCCTGTAGGTCCTGTTACCCCTTGTGATCCTATTATAGAAACCCAAGCTCCAGTACCATTAGCTCCTCCTGTCATTAAGCCACCCGTGGTACTAACCGGTATATTTCCTGATACTGTTATGGTATTTCCGTTACCAGAAGCACCAATACCCGGCAATGCTTTTATTGTAACTGTGTTTAAAGAGTAATCAGCTAAACAAGGTCCTGAGGGATTTAATAAGATATTGTCTACTAACGATTGGGCAGTTAAAACGTTATTAGTTACCCAAGATGCCTGACCTGCAGTTGCACCGTTGTATAACACTGCTACAGTTTGTCCATTTATTCCTGTAGATCCTATATCAAAAGAGAAGGAAGCTTGAGTCTCGCCAAAATTTAAGAAAGCTTCATAATCTCCTCCAATAAATCTTATCTGACCAGGTATCCCTGGTTTTAATGATTCATCTACATAAGTTCTATCTAATACTAATCTTAATCTTCCTCCGGTGTTGGAAGTACCAATCAGAACATTTCCACCAGCAAAAATATCGTTAATCGTGCTTAATCCATTTGAAGTTATCTCTCCATTATTTCCTTTTAACTGGATTGAAGCATTTCCTGATACTGGTAATCTTAAGATGTCAGCAGTTATTGTTCCTGTAGTGATCTTACCAGTTGGGAAGTTTAAAGTTTTATCCTGTATAGAAATACCAAAAGCACGATTAATAAGAAGTATAGCTTCTTGCAATTGTGCAAAATTAGCATTCGTAATGGAATTATTGACCCCTATAGTATTAGAAGCCAACAACTGTTTTATTGTGATCTGATTAAGTTCCTTCATCCCGGAATATTATGTTTAGAATATATATCCGGAATTTAAATATCAATCTAACTTATCAGCGTTTCGATCTCTTTGTAAAAAGCATTAAATTTAGATGGGAAAAAATTCTTTAGCTCCTCTATTTCCCTATTAGATATATCGTATTTTTCTTTGATGAAGTTTATAACCTCCTCCTTATATTGTTTTTTCTCTTTTTCCTTCTCTTTCTTTACAGTCTTGGTCCATATCCAAGACGGTACACTTTTATTATGGTGTCTTACAAATATTTTCCAAAAATCTATAACTTTCTCTCCTTGTATCTTTATATTATTGAAAGAGTTAGCTTGAAGAGGATAGGCTATTGAACATATCCTATTAACCATAAATAAATTTCTAGCTTTATCACGGTCATTTATTTTATCCCACGATTTGGAATAAAAAGCTTTTATTATATCAAACGGGTTATTCATCAATTAAATAATTCAAATGGATCAAATCCTTTAGGAGGTTTAGCTTCGCTAGACCATGGGGATTTTTCAATCATTTCTTTTTTGTCTATTATTAAAGGAAGTCTTTCTTTAGCATCTAATTCTTGTATATGGCTTCTTAATCCTTCTACCATATTTCTAGGAATAGTTCTAGAATTTAACCAAACTAATCTAGCATTCTCTTCATAGAATTTTTTAAATTTTTCTCTATTTTCAACGTTGTCTGTTTGTGATATTAATCTTAGTGATAATCCAGCTACCCATTCTAAAAATTCCCGATTATCCCATAAATCTTCCATAGAATATGATAGCCATTCGGTTTGGGTGTATAATTCCCATATTTTATTAGCTTTACCCTCTGCTATATTTGAATTTTTACCATTTTTTGTTTGATATGGAAAAACACCGGGTACATCATCTTTTTTATCACCCATTAGGATTTTTTTAAAGATGTATTCTTTGGTGTTTATTCTTTCCAATGAACACGAAGAAAGAAGTTTGTCTATACCAGAGTCATTAGATCCGGATAAAGGATTAACATCAAATATGCTTGTTTCCGAGGGAATTTCCTTTTCCCAATTATCTGAAACTATTAGCTTGTTATTTTTGGAATTACTATTCCAGATACCTACCCATCCGGATTCATCGTATCTTACAAGCTGGTGCATATCTTTATCTCCACTGATAACTATTACGCATTCTTCTTTTCCTTTTAGATAATCACACCATCCCCAAATTAAATCGTCACCTTCCGCTCCTTGATATGAGCTGTATATAAATCCATTCTCTTCCAGATATTCTGAAAATTCGTCCATGAGTCTAAAAAAAGATCCCCAGTCTACACCTTCACCTTTTACTCTACTTTCCTTATATACGCTTCTTGTAATCTTGTAGTCCTTTCTCCAAGATCTTGAATCCTTGCAGAATATTACTTTATCGATACTTGGTATCTGTTTTAAGGAATAACATAAATCTGTTATAACTTTTCTTACAAACATATTTCTCTCCGCCTCAGATGATAAAACATCACCTGGATTTTTACTACCAAATCCGGAAAATATCCCGAATGTCTTATGAAATATGTAATTTCCGTCTATGCAAACTGTCGCCATTAAAAATCTTCATTTGTTATCATTATATCATAGTCAAAAAAACCAGAAAAATCCCTCTCGTCTGCTAAAAATCTTCTCTTGACGTCGTCAGCGTCATTTCTTTCAGCAAGTCTTTTCATTCTTATATCTGATGGGGGATTTAGATATATTACGAAGCTTTTATCTCTAAGATCCTTAGGTAGGGACCTTAATCCTGCAGGACTTAGAATAAAAAGATCCTTTTCGTTAAATTCACCTTTAGATATTCCATATTTCCAACCATTGAATTCTTGTAATTCTAAAAATAGATCCGAATTAGCCTCGAAGAAATCTGGATCTCTAAAAAAATAATCCTTTCCTTCCTCCTCTCCTTTTCTAGGAGGTCTACTCGTAAAAGAAATTCCATAAGAAAATCCCTTCTCTACCATCTTCTTTCTTAAGAAATCTTTTCCTGATCCTCCAGGACCTACTATTATTATTTTTCCTTTCATATTATTTTTTTGTATAGTATACTACTCATTATCATTGGTTTTATATCAAAACGAGTAGTATACTGATCATTTGTTGAACATCTGCTGAAGCTCAAATATTAAAGCTAGTAAACTAACTATTGGATCAATCACTTGACTTCTTTGAGATTGATATCTAGCAACGGTAATAACTATTGATGGAATAAGATTTAATTTCTGTGGATTCTTTTCTTCTATCCATTTAATAAAGTCTGAGCTTAGAGAAGCCATAACCTCGTCAACCCTACCTGAATATTGTCCAACTACATACTGATAGTTTGCTATAGGATCTGGCTTAGAGATAACCATATTGAATATTTCCTCGTGGTCAAAGGTTATTTCGTTTATTTTACTTTCGGTTAGATCACTTACCCCATCTATTTGCCATCTTTGAATGGTATTCAGTGCAGATCTCATATCGGGAAAATACTTCTTAGAAAATAATTCGAGACTCTTGTCGTCATGATTTATTTCCATTAAATTAAGTATCTTAGATATTCTTTCTTGCCATTGGGACTTTATTTCGTTTTCCTCCTCTTTACTAATTGGATCAAAATCATAAACCTCAAATCTTGATCTAATAGCATCGGGAATTTTACTTAAATAGTTACATGTAGCAATAAATCTTGTTGTTCTAGCATATTTCTCTATTGTTCCTCTTAAAGCCTTGTAGAACTGATCAGAAGCACCATCAAACTCATCTAGTACCACTATCTTAGTTTGGTTCTCTCCGTCGAGAATAGAAACTGTAGAACAGAAGTCATGTACCTTGGTTCTAATTGTTTCAACTGAACTCTCATCAGATACATTTATAAAAATATAAGGGTGATTCTTTATGAGAATCTTAGCCATACTAGTTTTACCAGATCCTGGAGATCCCGCTAGTAAAACATTTTGCTGAAGCCCGTTTTCGAAAGATCCCTTAATCCTTTGGGGAAGGATCATATGTTTTAATTCCTTCGGTCTTAATTTTTCTGTTAATAATTCTTTTATCATTTAATATTTTTTAGTATTCTTTCCATCTCAGCATCAACAACTTTTTGTGCTATTCTTTTATACTCATCTCTTATAATAGATTTCTGCTCTTCTGTTGCAGATTCCATACTATGAGACTTAAGATGATTCCATTTAACCATCGTAGAAGCTCTATATCTCTCGTAGTTGATTAATTGAGCTCTTTTAGATCTTATAAGGATTTTGAGTATTTTATCCTTAGTAGGATTATTCATTCCTTTAAATTTTGGACCGTTGGGTATTTTTTTTAAAGAAATTTTAGATGCTATCTCTTCTATGTAGGCCCCAAATTTTTCATAAAAATCAGAATGAGCTTCCATTGTTTTTCTCCTGCTTATTTCTTTATTTAGCTCGTTTCTGTATTTTATTTTATCCACATTTTCTTCCCTATATTTAACAGAATATTGTTTTACATAACTAGAATTTTTTAATACCCACTCTTTAGATTTTTTCTTTGTGCACACAACACACTTATGTGCCTCTCCTTTATATGTATAAAAATCAGTCTCCCCGTGAATTTTGCATAATCCCTTTAAAAATTTTGTTGCTTTAACTTCCATATATTAAAATTTATATTATTTACATAAACCAGTCATATCATCTGCTTGATCTTTATCATGTCTAATCTCTACGAATCTAGGTAAAAATAAAGACCAGTTGTTGTTCTTGTCGTTTATAACGACATTATATTGTATTGCACATACCTTACCGATTTGTGAGTCTGGATTTTCACTAAGATCCTTAAGATCCTGATCAGTAAATCCAGCTCCTACCTTAACCTTTATTTTACCAGATGAATCTTCGCAATAGAATCCACCAATGAAACCTTCTCTTTTTCCTTCCCCTGGGTACCATCCAGTAATTACTAAGTCGCAATCATTTACTTCCTTAAGTTTTATCCAATTCTTAGATCTCTTACATTCGTATACATGCTCCGGATTTTTCAAAATTACTCCCTCTCCTCCTCGTGCTACAATTTTGTTATAGTAAGCGTAGATGTCCTCTTTTTCTTTAGTCAAGAAAGAATCTGCAAGAGTCAGTAAAGTCGTCTTATATGTACTAAAAACACCCTCTAATGTACTTCTTCTGACATCAAAGGGTATGATTCCTTTTCCAGTTTTTAATGTGTCCCCGTCTTCGAGATCAAAGATATTATAAAAAAGATCGTCCCCGATAGATTCTAAAGGTTTCCCTTTTAGCATTTGAGTAACTTTCCCTGATACACTTTTTCTATTTGCGTCGGTAAGTTCACCGTCAAAAAACCATTCTCCTTTAAGTCCTGAATTTTTAAGGAGGATCATACACTCGTCTGCAATTTTCTTAAGATACTGATTAGGAATCTCATTAAATGCTCTCGTATAAAACTTCACTTCGTCACCCGATATAAAAGCAATAACCCTAACACCGTCGTATTTTTCCTCACAAACGATGGAATCCCATTTCTTTATTTCATCCTCGTCATCCTGGGCAAGCATTAAACTAGGATCAGGAATTACTTCCTTATTAAAAGACTTATTAATTAGCTTTGCTCCTATTCCAATATTTAACCTTTTTGTTAATACCTTTGCTAGAATTTTTCTTTCGTCGAATGAAAAATCTATACAATTAACAAGTTCAAATGCTTCCTCTCTAAATTTATCATTAGAAGCGGGAGCAATAAAAAGTCTGGATGTTAAATCCTTAAATTTATCAAATGGGTCATAGTCGCCATCGACTAAATATGGTGACTTCTCTATTACTTCAAGTTTGTGTAGCTTTGTTGTAAGAAAGGGATCTAATGCAACTTTTAAAAGATACTCCAGTTCTTTTGAATAGTTATTTTTTATGAGATCTTGTTTGATCTTTTGTGATCCGTTTCCTGTAGCATTTTCTATTTCTAATAGGATCCTGAGTTCTTTCTGCATGAATTTATTTTTAGCTAATATAGAAAACCAATTTAAAAAATAAAAAGGATTTAAATATTATACTAAATAAAATCTATAAGTTTTCGATTAAATTTCTGCTGCTGGCTCTGCTCCTGTTGCTGCTTCTGCTCCTGTTGCTGCTTCTGCTCCTGCTGCTGGCTCTGCTCCTGTTGCTCCTGCTCCTGTTGCTCCTGCTTTTCCTGCTTCCTCAGCTTTCTTTACGTATGACTTGTTTAGCTGAATATCGTCATATGATAGATCTAGCCATCTCTCTATCATAAAATTCTGGTCGAAAAATTGAACCTCCTCATCGTTTACTGTTTCTTTTATTTCTCCCATTGCTGTTATGAAATCTATTTTCTTTATTAATTGTTCTATTTCCCTTGATTCTCCAAATAAGTTATCACTTTCAAATTTAGCCCCTATCTGGCTTCTAAATTCTGAATCGTCTTTAAGATCTGGAAAATCTAGACACATCTGTATCCATAAAGGCTTAACTATGATTTCTTGGAATATAGATCTAAGTCTAGTTATAAATTTAGCAAATCTGACCTCATCTCTTTCCGCTCCGTCTGCACCTGTTTTAAATACGTTATTAGAACCAACACCAAATCTTGATGAAAATCTATTATAAGGTATTTTAGAATCCTGTCTTAGCTTATTATAAAAATATACTACCGAATCCATGATATTTAGATTTGGGCCTTGAGCATTCAAAGTTTCAATCTTAACAGACTCTCCACCTTGTTGTGGGAATAGATAGTTTTTGTAAAATTGTATATCAGGTCTACCGTTTATTGATAATTCACCCGAGGTTGTGTCAAGTTTAATATCTTCTTTATATACAGACATAAGCTCTCCTAAAGTTTCCTTGGCTTTTTGAGGAGCTTTACTTCCTATAGGAACTGTCATTTTAATTCTGTATTGAGCATTCATAACGTTCCAGATTATTCTGGAATGCTCCATGATTTTCAATAAGTTGTATGATCTTATAAGTCTTTCTGTATATGAAACTCTAGAAACTGTATTTGCTTTAGCATATGATATGTAAATGACCTGTGCATCAAGAAGTTTTCTTTGCCTTACAGTCTCACCGTAATATTGCCACCATATAGTTTCTCTGGTACCATCAGGCTTTTTCTCTACTGCAGGAGTTAAACTCACTGCGTCTAATTCTTTAAATCCTACTATTTCCTTTCCGTCATTAGAGTATATTATCTCAAAAGCTAAAAATCCTTCTACTATTAATTGCCTAAAGTATTGCCATCCTGTAAGTCCATTAGCAAAATTATGTAATACGTATAGCTTTCTGAAATTTTTTCTTAAAGCTTTAACTACATCCTCCTTTAGATCCATGCTCATTAGCGATGGATGGCAAAAAAAGTTCTTCTCATCATAAACTATAGCTTCATCACATATAGTGTCTAAGATGTATTCTATTTCAGCATTTAAAGCGAATGTTCTAAGGAAGTCTCTTTTGAATGGATAATCCTTATCAAAGTACGCAATGTATTTTCTATTTGAAGTATCCTGTGCGGCTATACTATAAATGAAATCCTCATCCGAATCTGTAAATCCAAATCTTTCCCTCATGTTAGCTTCGGATACACCTATTGCCATCGAGTCTTGGATTACCATGTCTTTGTATTCCATACCAAAAGACCCTAATCCGCTAATAGTTTTTAATATCCTAGAGATATTCGGATTTATTTTTCCTAAGTTATCTAAAAATCCAGCCATTTTTTAATTTATAGTGTAAATTCGTCACCACCACCTTCTGCTCCAGTAGCTCCTTCTTCTCCAGTAGCTCCTTCAGCTCCAGTAGCTCCTGCTTCAGCCTCTGCTGCTTTTTTCTTCTCTTCAGCTGCCTTTTCTTTAGCCTTTTTATTCGATATTAAATCTTGTCCTTTTACTCCTAGCCATCTATCGACAAGGAAATCCATACTGAAGTATTTTTTTCCGGCAGAATCCATTAGAGCAGATATTTTAATAACTTGATCTTTTCTTGCTGTTAAAACTTCCATCTCCTTAGCTTCTCTGAACATATTCTCTTTTACATAATCTAATCCAAATTCTGATTTTATTATGTAATCTTTTTTCAAATGAGGAAAATCTAAACAGAATTGTACCCAAAGGGGTTTCATTAAGATCTCTTGATATATGGATCTTAATCTGTTAATAAACTTACCAAATCTTACTTCTTCTTGATCTAGTCCTTCTGCAGTAAAAGTAATGGTACCTTCAGATCCTGATTCTTCTCTACCAAATCTAGTAGCAGGTATCTTTGAATCCATCCTTAATTTATTTGCAAAATATTTAAGAACTGTCGTATCTGAGAAAGCAGTTGCATCTCCACCACCAGGTAGAGGTTGTATATCGGGAGTACCATTAGGTGATGAAGGCATTAAATAATTCTTAAAGAATTGTATTTTAGGTCTTCCGTCCACGCTAAGTTCCCCGCTATCAGTATTTAATCTTATATCCTCTTTGTATATGGACATTAGCTCTCCTAAGGTTTGTTTTGCTTTTTGAGGAGATCTTGTACCGATAGGAACAGTCATTGCCATCCTATAAGATGAGTTCATTACGTTCCAAATAATTCTGGTATGCTCCATTATCCTTAGAAGATTAAATGATCTAATCATTCTTTCACAATAACTAACTCTTGAAGAAGTTCCTCCTCCCTTAGCATAACTTATATAAATTATCTGTGAATCGTAAAGTTTTCTTGTTAAAGATGGATTATCTGGATATTGAATCCAAATGTCAATAAAAGACCCATCGGGCTGAGCCTCTACTGTGGGAATTAATGACCAAGGATCTAATTCTTTAAATCCTACTATATTTTTACCCTTCTTGTCAAATACTATTTCAAATGCTAGGTTACCATCGACTAAAAACTTCCTAAATAAATGCCATGCAGAGATATCCTGATTAAATCCAAAAAGATTGTATATCTCTTTATATCTTTTTTGAACCTTCTCATAAGTTTCCTCATCAACGTCATCGTGTTGCATAAAAGAAAAATAAGCCCAGAAGTTTTTTTCGTCATAAACTATGGACTCGTCACATATAGTATCTAATATAAACTCTATCTCCGGATTTTGTGCAAATCCCTGTAAATAGTGTCTTTTATTTTTATAGTCCTTGTCAAAGTATGCTATATACTGTTTGGTTGTTGTATCTGCTCTTCTTAAACCAAATAGGAAAGATTCATCCTTAATACCACCTTTTTGTAGAAATTGAGCTTCCGTTATACCAACAGCCTGTGAGTTTTTTACAACAAGGTCTTCGTAGGCCATTCCAAAACTACCCACTTTCTTTATGCTATCTATAATAGAACTAAAGAATGTTTTTTTATCGTCTGTAAATCCAGCCATTAGACTTGTGAATTTTTACTATATATCTCATTTAACTGGGTCCCTTCAATTGATCGAGTATCCAGATATATTATTCTAGTCCAATCTTCAAAAGGAATTTCCACAACATCACGAACTTTTTTTAAATCCCAGGATCTGTATGCGTGTTTATAAGGTATTCCTTTAAGTATTATATCCATTATTTGATAATCAGTTTTCAAAGGAATCTGGTCCCTACCCTCTCCTCTCTCTAGACTTTTAATATTTTTTTCTATCTGATCTTGAAATACACTCTGAACTCTTTCAAAGAATGCTAATCTAAATATTGGAGATATTAGGACAAGGTCTAAACCCTGGAAAAGATTTTTTTTCTCGTAGTTATCATAACCGGTAAAGAAAATAACTGGTCTTTTATTTATGAACTTTTTACCCTGCTCTAATTTATCATTATATTGAAAAGAATAAACCTTTCCTTGTAAAAAGTTTAATGGATTAAATTGTGAATTTTTATTAACATAGTTTTTTACCCAGTGCATAAATGATTCTTCTGGAAGAGAGCTTAATCCAGATACAGATAATTTATAGTCGTTAAATTTTTTTCTAAAAGGTTCAATCATCTCATTATAAAGCTTTCGTTTATAGCACCAAATTTATATCCTCTAGATTCAGCAAATCTAGTTGCTGCTTCAAACTTAGCTCTATTTGTTATCCACGTTTTGAGTTTTTCGTTATAAGACCTTATTTTCTTTTCAGTTAAATTTCCTACAGGTTCTTTAGGTCTTTTATGTAGTGCATATTGATCCTCTGGTTTTATCTCTATTAACCAATTTTCGAGTACCTCTCCTTTTTTTACCTGTATATAGTAATCTACAAAATATTTGTGTTCTTTTTTATCTATTGGACTCCAATATGGTATTCCAGTGGGCTCTGAACTCCATTTAGTTATGTTTGGGTTAATGTCGCAGTATTGACAAAATTTTCTTTCCCAGGAGCTCCTATAGATTATATTATAAATATCCCCGATGTACTTTTCTGGATTCACTGGATTGTATTTACCAGATTTCCAATTTCCATTCGGTTTTAATTTTTTTATATCCACAATTATACATTATAATTGGAATTCTCTTCACGAACTATTCTTGAAAATGGAATAGTCTTAGGAGATTTAGGAGGATGTATCTTTTTCCATCCTTTCTTCATTCCGTTATGTGCTATTTGAGATATAAAGGCAAAAGGATTATCTGATTTAGCAGGATCATATCTGTTCCAATACTTAACCAAATCTTCTAATCCTGAGGATATGCAATCCTCGCGATCTTCATTATCTCTGTATGAATGTGTCTTGGACATTCCGTTTACTATAAGAGTAAACATCTTAACGGTCTCATCGGTTAGTTGACCTTTTTCTTTGCTTTCGAGGAGAGCTCTTTTTAGCTCTTTGTTTTTTACGTATATCATTCTTCTTGTTGTGGAATATTATTTTGGAGTTTTTCTATTTGTTGCTCTAAATTAACCCTTAATTCTTCCAAATTTTTCCTCGAATTTCTAATTGTGTCTATACCTATCTTACCGTTTTCTTCACTAGAAGTTTCTAATTCTTTTATTTTTTCCAGACAATTTTTTAAATCGTCTAAAACAAAATTGAGTCTATTGCCAACTCCCTCGTCTGGGTCTTTGGCAACAGACTCATTTATCTGTGATCTATTTACTTTTTTTTTGTTCTGGGAGCAGAAGCAAAGTTTGATACTTTATCGTTTTCTGCGAATCTTTTCCCGTTCTTTTTGCTGTTTCCGTGAGCATCTGCAAAGTTAAAATCATCCTCGTCTTCCATGAATTTTTTAGGCTTTTCAGATTTACCTTTAGGAGCTTTTTCTATGTGTGAATTTTTTTGGCTTTCTTTAAGTGTAGCTAAATTCATATTTTTTAAATCTTGAATAAATTTACCAGATCCTTTTAAAGAAGCACTCGGTGCTTTAGCAAGATCTAAATTTTCTAGATTGTCGATGAATTTTTTTCCGCTACCACCTTTTCCTTTATTAGGAAGATCTGCCATATTAGCTGATTTAGATTTAACTCCTCTTCCAGT